GGAACGGAAACCCCAGCACCCGCCAGATTGCTGATCATCTCGCCCAGGGATGCGTTCTTGCCCCCCACATGCTCAACATCGTGGACGCCGAGCTTATCGAGGGAAACTACGTACTCTACCAAGGTGAAATCTCCAGTGGTTGGTCATCCACACGCTCAACCCCTTGATTTTGCTGGAGGTAGACCACATGGAATCTGTTGTTCAGCGGCAGCAAACAGGCGCCGATGTTAGAATACTGTTAGAACGTTGTCACTCAGTGGCTTGCCCACTTTCCGTCCCGTGGTTGTATCGAAGGAACGGTGTCTACTACCTGCGAATCCGGCCCATAGGGGTCTCAAAGCAAGCCTTCACCATCTCCCTCCGCACAAGGCTCCGAGAAACAGCAATGCGTCACACACGTCGAATCCAGGCGGCTCTCGCCTCGTTCCATCTCAACCGTCCAGATGACACTTGGGAGGACATGGTGGTTCCGCTTCGAGAGAAGGCTGAGCAGACGCTGCTGGATTCTATCCGACTGGAGGAGCGAGAAGCCCAGGCTACGGCCTATTCGGAGCTGCTGGACGACCTTGGCCTTATCCGGGCCACTGAGCCCCTTACAGCGGACCATGTGAAGGCGCTTGGGATTGGCATCAGGATCGTTCAGGCCGCCCAGGAGCGCCTGCTGAAGGGCAATCCTGAGCCCCTGAGGGAGGTCGTGGACGAGCTGAAGGAGGCTGAAGCGAAGCTCAAGGCCCCTACTGCTCCAGTGGCCCCAGTGGAGGCCCCATCTGTAGACGCTGAGTACATGCCCTTCAGCAAGCTCGCTGCTCTTTATATGGAGGAGCAGAGAGGGAACCTCGCGGAGAAGTCCGTGAAGGACATCACCAGCTCCAACAAGGTACTCGCTGAGGCTCTGACTGATGAGAGCGGTACTGAGCTGAACATGAAGACCCACACGCGGGAGGACATGGTGGCGCTCAAGAAGCGCCTCATGGACAGCGGGAGGAAGCCCCTCACCGTGAACAAGCTTCTGACCCGCCTATCAACGGTCGTCACCTGGGCGCTGAACAACGGGTATCTCGAAAAGGCGTTCAACAAGGGCCTCAAGATCACCAAGGGCGCCGAGAGTGGTCGGAAGGCGTTCACGGATGAGCAGGTCAGGACGATCATGGACGAAATGTCGCGGCTGCCTAAGGACAACTGGAAGCGCTGGGCGATGTCCCTCGGGGTCATTACAGGGGCCAGGATCGGGGAGATTTACCAACTGACCAAGGCTGATGTCCGCGCCTTGGGTGGGTCCACAGTCGTTGACTTCAACGATGAGGGCTCCAAGACCCTGAAGAACTCCAGCTCGAAGCGCATTGTCCCGTTGGTGGATGGGGCCTATGGGTTCGACCTGAAGGCATTCCTTGAGTACGTCGAGGGGTGTGAAGAGAAGTTGTTTGATCGTGTCAGTCACAACTTCACACGGGTCCTCAATGAGACCCTTCGGGACATCTGCCAGCACGACTCAGGAGAAGGCCTGACGTTCCACTCCCTGCGTCACTCCCTGGCGTCCCTTATGAAGCACCGAGGGGTACAGGTGAGCATCGCGCAGGACATCCTTGGGCACAGCTCCCAGACGATCACCTTCGACTTGTACGGTGGCGATGCTCGCCTTGCAGTCTCGAAGCTCGAAGATGCCCTGAGGGAATGCTTCGGGGTCTGAGCCGCCATAAGTGAGGGTTTTAAAGGGGACCTAAGGGCTACCTCAATGAGATAACCTTTAGGCCCCCCTCCCTTAAAGTGAGGGCTTTTGGAGCCCGCGCGCGGCAAGGGCTTCAGCCGAGGTAGTTCGCCCTGAAGGACCAGTCGTCTTCCCACTGAATGGTCACGTCCGAGCCCTCCATCACGATCCGCTGGGCATCCTCGAAGCCAGTCAGCTCGCTCTCCATGTGGTGCTCAAGGAACTCCTGAAGCAGCTCAGAGGCGCCCTCCTCGCTGTTCTTCTCCATGCTCTCCACGAAGAACTGAACGCCAATCGCCAAGGCGTCCAGGCGGTCATCGTGTGCCAGGGAGCCCCGATCTCGGGTCAAGCGGGTGAGCTGGTAGAAGCCGCAGTAGCGGATATCGAAGTTGCCGTCGCTGTTGCAGGCTGAGCGGTACTCCTCCTCAATCACGGCTTCCTGAACCACCAGCTTGTGGCTCCCCAGGACCGGCTCCAGAACGTCCGCAATGCGCAGCTCCTTCTGGCCCTTGGACTTCACCTCTGTGATGGCGCAGCGATGCACCTTGGTCATTACAGGGCTGAAGAGCTTGAGGTACATGCCGTCACCGAAGTTGCCCTCAATGACCACCTCGTTCACCTTCCACTTCTTGCCAACCTTCGCCAGGGCCTCAAGGGTCTTGTCCTCGTAGCCTCCCCGGAACCCACCCCACTCCATCAGGTAGATGTACCCGTTGAGCTGGAACAGAACGGCATAGCCCGTCTCGTCCTTGCCGCGACCGCTGGGGTCGATCACAAGGATGCGCGACTGGTAGGCCATGAAGCTCGAATCGGCCTCTTGGTAGCGGTGGTAGCGGTCCCCCTTCAGGCCTACGTTCGGCAGGTCCTCCAGGGCGTTCCCGTTGTTCGGGAGCCACTGGTACGACAGGGGCGCCTTCTCGCCATCCAGGGCAGCCACGATGAGGTCGCGGAGCTTCAGGGGATAACGCTCGGCATCGCTGAGGTTCGGGTTGAGCATGAACTGGAGGGCAAAACCGCCCTTGCCATAGGACAGCTCCCGCTCCCGCAGGTCCTCGTCGTCGAATCGCACGGGGTCCGTTGGTTGCCAGAAGAGCCCTTCGTCCGCCATCAGCTCCTTGAGCAGCATCGGCGCCAAGCGATGCCCGTAGTTCTCAAGGTCCTTGTGGTCACGCGGGTAGCGCGCCGGCCAGATGGTGGTTGTGTAGCCCCGGTTCTCCAGCTCGCGGTAGAGGGTCATCTCGGTCTGAGGCGTGCCCAGGTAGATGATCGTCCCGCCCGGCTTCAGGATCGCGTCGAACTCCTTCACCAGCTCGCCCAGGCGCTCTCGGGCTGCCTGTGTGGCTGAGTTGTTCGGAACCTCCACGTCGTCCGCAATGAGGATGTCGGCGCGGCTGCCGGTGAGCTGGCCCGTGATGCCCACCGACTTCACCGAGGGCGAGTGGTCAGGACTTGCAGGCCCCACGTCGAAGCTGATGGTGGAATCCCGCTGGCCGGGCCTTGGCTTCAGCTCATGGAGGAACGGAAGCAGGTCGATGATCCGCTTGATGAACACGGAGTTCGCATCCGCGCGCTCCTTGGAGGCGGACACGATCATGAATTTGAGCTGCGGGTTGTTCCACAGCATCCACACCACGAAGGCGCAGGTGATGAAGCTCTTCCCGATCCCTCGGAACGCCTGGAGGATGAACCGTCGGTTATCCCCGGCGCTGAGCTTTCGGGCCATGTCGATCTGACAACGAGTAGGCTTCGGGAGCCCCAGGGCCATCCAGAGGACGAACAGGAAGGCGACGAAGTTGGCCCGCATCAGGGCGAGGTTCTTCTCGTCACTCATGGGCACGCCCTCACCACCACAGTGAAGGACTGACGGCTGTGCCGGATGTAGTTGGCGCAGAGCCCATCCGCCTTACGGTCTTTGAGGACCCGAAGGGCCTCTACCTCCGATGTGCAGGGAATCCTTTCGAGAACCTGTGGCAGGCTTCCAATCTGGCTCATTGGGCACCTCCACTTTGGAGGACCCAGATGACGCCCTGGAGGGCCTTTACTTGGTCGTCGGCTCGCTTGGCTTGTCCGACAAGAAATTCAGCAGCTCGGCTTGATAGCTCGGCTCGGCCATCAGGCTCGCGTCCACAGTTACCCGTGACTGCGCACACACGGGCATCTGCGAGTTCGACCCGCAGCCGGACGCCATCAGCACGAAGCTGAGCAACAGTCCCAGCAGCAGACCTTTTGTTCGCCGCCAGCGCGGCCTGCCATTCCTTGGTGATTCCATCGAGTTCTCCTTGAGCGGCCTTGCGCTGCTCTTCGAGTTGTTTCAGGTAGGTGTTCTGAGCGGTGAGGGCTTCCTGTTGGGCCTCGTTGTCGCGCACGGAGTAGCCCCATGCGAAGGTCAATCCGATGACCAGAGCCACAACGAAAAAAGCCCCCACAGCTTTCGCTATGAGGGCCTTCATTCAGATTCCTTGTGGGTGTTTAGTGGCGGGTGCTTTCTTCGTCCGTCAGGTCCGGGACTTCATCCAGGGCGGCGGCGAGTTCGCCCAGCAGACCGGCGTCCGGTTGCAGGCGGGAGATGGTGAACTTGTGGCGTTCGAGGTATTTGCCGATGGCATTGTAGAGCTGAGGGGAACGGCGCTCCGGGTCTCGGAGGTCTGCTAACAGGTTTCGACCAGTTTCCGTGTCGATGGCCTCAAGCAGTTGCTCAAGGACAGATTGGGCCATGTGTTACTCCTTAGGCGGTTTCTCCTTGACGGCCTTGTAGACAGCGAGGCCAGTCATGACGAGGGAATAGAGGATGGCCGTGACGTAGAACCATTCGTTCAGCGTCAGGCCCCAGAAGAAACGACTTGCGGCATCCGCAGCAGCCGTCCCCGCAACGGGGGCCACTTGGACCATCCCGTTGTTGAAGTCGATTTGGATCATTTGGGTTCCTTACTTGAGCCTAATCACATAGCAACCCGAAAGGTCGATTGGCTTCGTTTGGTCTGATACGCGAACGTTCGGGGTGCTTTGCCCACTTACGGCTGACATGGATAGCGACGAGGCATAAGTGCCCCCACTTGTACCGATGTACCGGTAGGAGCTTCTTCCCCACCCTTCAGGTGAGGTGTAACCGGACATATGGAGCATTTCGTGTACGTGGTCTTGGAGGGTGTCCATGGAAATGACCCCTGGCGCTCCCGCCGTTCCCTTCCCGTCCCCGCGCAGGAACGGGGTTCCTACCGCCCCGCTCGATTTACCGTTGTAGTCCGGCAGTCGTATCGTCGTGCTCCCGTTCCCTTCGCTAAAGAAACCGCGCTTTAGGGGCTCAGCCAGCCACACAGCTTCTGTGATGCGCATAACCGCAGGAATACGAGCGATAGCTTGTAGGTAATCAGCACGAGAAATTAACTGACCATCCAGTGGTAGCTCCCCAATGGCAACAAGGTCCCTATGCGGGACCCACCGAATATTCAATAGCGGCCCCGCCGGCGGCTCCATCAGCACATATCCGGTCCCCGCTTCATTCACAAAAACCATCTTTCCAGAGTCAGATGGGCTCAGAAGAGGTAGGTTTATCCGCGCCGCAGCGGCACTTGCATCAGCAGCCTTTGCTATGGAGACATCCCGAGCCGCTTCACTGGCGAGCTTGGCAGCTTGACTTGCAGCAGCGCTCGCAGCCGATTCAGAGGCTTTGCCGGTAGCACTGTCGCGCGCGCGCTCGCTGGCGAGCCTGGAAAGCTCACTGGCCTGGGCGCTATCTAAAGCGGAGGAGATGCCGGCGAACACCTCAGCAGCCTTTGCTATGGAGACATCCCGAGCCGCTTCACTGGCGAGCTTGGCAGCTTGACTTGCAGCAGCGCTCGCCTCAGCTCGGTCTCGATTACTAAGCGTGCTTGCCGCCCACTCTCGTTCCTGGCGAAGGGTAACCGCGTGCCCAGGTTCAGAAGCGTCCGCGAGGTTTACCAACCGCCTTCCTCGGGCGTCGAGGTCACCGTCTTCATTTGTCCCAATAGTGTCCACGACCATGTTCCTGGCCTCTTCGGCCACATGAAGGGTCTGCACCTGGGAGGTGTTCAGTTCGTTGGCGCGAAGGATGGAGCCATCAGCGAAGTCCACGAGACGGTCCGTGGCGCTGGTGTTGCGCCGAATCTCAATGCGCTCGTAGCCATCAGCAGGGCCCCACGCCTTGAGCGTCTGGATGCTGGTCTTGCCGATGAAGCGGAAGTCGGACGCGAGGTCCAGGGGCTTGCGGTCTTGCCCGATCAAGGTCACCTGCACGAACCTACGGGCCAGATATTCAAAAGGTACGTCGAAGTCCTTTTTGCTCCCGTTGAGGTCGTAGGTGTAAACGGTCGTAACTGCCATGTTTACTCCTTGTGTGGAAAAAGAAAGAGGACCCGAAGGTCCCCTTAAAGTGAGGGCTTTTGCTCTGCCAGCCCCAGGCAGTGACCGCGACTCGTGTCATTTGGCGGGAAGGGCGAATGCCTTCGCGGTGCCGTTGAGCACATACCAGCAGTTCCGGCTCAGGGCCGACTCCTTGGTGATCTGCACTGCGGTGATGCCATCGGCACCCTGGGCATAAGCAGCGATCTTCAGGTCATTCAGGAGAGTCGCCTCCTCTGGCGCATCCTCAACGAAGCTCCGGTGACACCGGGATGCCGACACTTCGGTCAGCACCTCGGCACCGCTCGGGAGTACATCGTATTGACGGACCGCTCGGACCGCTTCGCGCTGGTCCTTGAGGCTGAGGTAGGACTGCTCATTACCTACCTGCATGTTGGACGAGAAGGAGGAGCAGCCAGCGGCCAGGACGGACACCAGCAGAATTCCCACGGCTTTCATTTGTCGGACGGCTTCCATGTTGGTCAAAGCCGCTATGTTACCGCGTCCGGTCTACGCCTTGATCCTGTGCCAGCCGTTGCAGCAGGTTTTGACTCACAGGATCGTTCGGGATGAACGCCTTCAGGGCGTTGAACAGCCCGGTCATGTGGCCTTGACGGTCGCCGCGCTGGTCACCCATGAGGTGTGCCCCCGAGTACCCGGCCTGGACGCCAGCAGCCACAACCCCGAGCGCCGGAACCTGCTCCGCTGTGCGGGACATGAAGCCGGTCAGCAGGTCCGAGCGGAGCGGGCTGTAACGGATCGGCTTGCCGTCCTGGCCCTGTTGCTGCTCCCTGGGGAGGATCGAGGTCCGCACCATAGCGGCCTGATCAGCACCGAAAGGCGCACTGATGAAGTTGGAGACGCCGAACGGGGCACCTACGTGGGAGCTACGGGAGATCGCCGCGTAAGCCAACATGCTCGGGCTCAAGGCCTCGTTGAGGTACTTCTCGCGGGCTCGCTGAGGCAAGCCCAGGGCCTTCAATTGGGTAGACGCAGCGTAGAACGCAGTGGCCAGCGCCAGGGACGCGGCGACCTTGTAGGTCTGATCGAGGACTTGCCCGTTGCGGGTCGCCTCCATCCAGCCACGGACCAGACGCCCGTTGAGGGAGCGCATCACGAACATCTTGAATTGCAGGACCATCGCGCCCATCGCCCCGTACTGCTTGGAGGGCGCCAGGGACATTTTGTGCGGACGGAGCATCGTCTCGTCAGCCACTGCATCCCCCAGACGCCACAGGTCCATTGAGCGCGGATCAGCCGCCAGCTTGTCGGCATCCTTGATGCGCCACTGCCCAGCCTTGTTGCGCTTGAAGTGGGCCTTGATGAGGTCCTGAATCCCCTTGAACTGCTCCGGGGTGATCGAGGCCGACCGCAGGCGCTCAGGGGTGAAGAGCTTCGTCTCCAGGCCGTTCAAGGTGTGGTCGATGAGGTCCACGAGCAGGCCCTGGCGACCAGCGTCCATGATGTAGTTCCCCGTCTCCCGGAGGAGCCAAGTGAACGGAGAGCGAACCGAAAGCTCGCCCGTGGCCCACTTGAAGTACCCTGCGGCCTGGGCACCGTAGTAGCTGTGGTTCTCCCGGAGGCCGTCAACGATGTCCTGGCGGGTAGGCCGAATGAGGTCATCCAGCTCGCGCCCGAACACGATGTTATGCATGTCCTTGATGTCCTCAGGGGCCAGCTTGGAACCGGCAGTCGTCCACTTCTTCAGGAGCGGTACGCCCTTCAGCAGCATCCGCTGGTGGCCCTTCACGAACAGGCTCGCCGCCTCGGTGATGTTCTGAGCCCCCATGTAGGCGTTCTTGGTGACGAAGCCGATGTCGTTGAGGGAACGGATGGTGGTCTGCCAGACGCCATCAGGATCACGCCGAGCACGCCCCGTGAACATCTTGAGGGCATCCATGAGCGCATCAGCTTCCGTCGTGTCGGCCCCAGGCTGGGCGCCTTGGCGCATCTTGATGGCCATGGACTTCAGCTCAGCAGTGCTCTTCCCTGTGCCGCCCATAAGGGCCACATCGCCGTTCACGCGGCGGTCGTACTGGGGGACGATCCGCAGGATGTCGAACTCCCTCAGGTCATCCACGCTGAACAGCGAACCGTTCGGGAGGTTGATCTGCACATCGGAGTCGAACAGGTTCCGCGCTTCGAGGTAGTCGTTGTTCTCGACCCCCACGCCATCGTGCAGATGCTCCTCAACGATGTGGCTACGGTTGAACCGCTCGGTGTGGCTGATGCCATACGCCTTGTCCCTGGCGTACTTCTCCACGGCTGCCCGCAGTGCCTCGGGGGTCAGCTTCTGCTCACCTGCGGCCTCCTGAAGCATCTTGTCCACCCTGGCGCGGACTTGAGGACGCTTCGCGTAGGAGGCCAGCCAGGACCGCACGATGGCTTCCTGTAGGCCTTCAGGCCCGCCCAGCTCCCGCAGGAGACCCTGCTTGGCGGCTGTGCTGTAGCGCATCGGGTAATACGATCCCGCATGACGGGTCTCTTCGAGAAGGCTCTTGGCGTTCATGTTGCCGAACTGGCCAGGGTTCTCGATGTAGTCCCACTTCTTCGCCATGTGCTCCTTAAGCAGGTCAGCGAGCTTCACCTCGGCAGGGGTCAGGCTGTGCGTCTTCTCGCCGTGACTGGCTGCCTCCATTGCCTGCACCACGCGGCGACTGATGGCTTCGCGCTTGGCGCCCTCGGAGCCACCACGGGCCCGCCAATAGGGGTCCTTCAGCACCTCGTCGAGCTGTTCGGCAAATCGGTTGTGGGCCACGTTGTCCTGCGAGCGCAGCCGTTCAGCGATGTCCGAAGCAGTAGCCCCGAATTTGCCGTTCGAGCCGGTCTCGTACCCCGTGGGGGACCTGAAGAGGTCGTAAGCGATGCCACGCATCTCCGGGTTTTCCGACGCGGCCAGCTTGTAGCCGATCTCCGACAGGCTGCCCATGGAGAACCCACGGACGGCCTTGGTGCCCAGCGGGTCCAGTTCGACGAACGTGTCCACGGTCTTTGGGTTGAGCGGCGAGCCGCCACTGTGGATAGAGCCGTCCATGGTGCGGGACGCCTCGTTGTCGAACGGAACGTCGAGGTAGGGCCCCGAAGGGCTCTCCTTGACCTCCTCGCCATCCCTGAAGGGCATCCTGGCCGGGTCTTCTTCGGCACCTGCCAAGCGGGCCTGTTCACGGAGCTGAAGGCGATTCGCGGCACCACCGATGCGGTTCATCTCATGGGCCAGCGCAGGAACCTCTCGGCCCTCTCCGTCTATCCAGCTCTCCAGGCGCGGCACCTCGTTATTGAGCCCAGGGCGGGCACCCATGAGGCCGTTCAATAGGCCACCGAAAGCAGCGCCACCTGCGATGGCAGCGCCCAGGTTCTCCTCCTTGCCAGAGGCCTTGGCTGCGGAGTGCTCCGACAGGCCACCCAGGGCACCACCCACAGCGGCACCACCGATCATGCGAGACGCCAAGCCGGCCCCTGCGCCCCTGGCCGGGTTCACCAAGCTCCAGGGGTCGCCCATCATCCCCGCAGCGCCGCCGATGATCTGAGCACCGAGGGTGGCGCCATCACGGGCCTGGACGAGCTTCTGGTTCTCCAGGGCGAGGGCAAGGTTCTGGTCGAAGTTACGCTTGTAGCCACGGAGGACCACATCGTAGAACTGGGGGTCCAGGCCAGAAGTGCGGAGCTTGTCGTAGTCCTCATCGGTCCAGTCGCTGAGGCGACCGCCGTCCAAGGGCTCGTTGAAGACATCCCGAAGCATGGTGAACGACTGGGTGAAATCAGCGTTCCCCTCTTGGTTGACCGAACGGATCATCATGCCAAGTACGGAGTTCTGCAGGGCTTCCTTAGCGGCCATGCCCGTGCCGGTGAGCATGCCGTCCTCTTCGGTCTTACCCGTGGTGGTGTAAAGCTCCTGGGCGAACGTGGGGGCCTTGGGGGCCACATCCACGCCTTCCATATTGAAGGAGGCGAAGGTGTCCGGGACGTTGCCAGGGGTCACCGTAGGTTGCGCTTCGATGCCTGCGGGTGCCTCAAATCCGCCTGCGGGCTTTACGAACGAGTCCAGTTCGGCGCGCTTGCCGGTGTTGGTCACGTCCGCCAGCTTGCGCATGTAGTTCAGCCCCTCCTCGCTGACCCCGGAGAAGTCCCCACGGTCATACGCATCGAGCTGAGGGGCGCCCTTCCGACCTGCCCCTTGGTTGTACGCCAGGAGCGCCTTGAGCTGGTCGCCACCGGCCAACTGGATGTTGTCCCGCATGTGGCGAGCCGCTGCGTCGATGGACTTGGCCGGGTCGAAGAAGTCCTCCTCCCGCTCAAGCCCATAGGCCAAGCCGGTAGCGGCGGTCATCTGGGCCAGACCGCGAGGCCCCGTAGGGCTCACGGCGCGGGGATTGAAGGACGACTCAAGGAAAATCTGCTTGTGCAGGAGGTCGTAAGGGACCCCGTACTGTGCCGAGGCGGACTGGATGAGCGAGTCAAACGGTCCGCCCTCGGCTTTGATCTTGTCGTAGCCGTTCATGGGTACTCCTGAAGGTGTTAGCGGTCTCGGAAGCCCGCAGCGCCCTCAAGGGTTCCTGTAGACGGGTCGAGACCTCCGAATGGGGATTGCTGCCGGCGTTGCTGCTCGGCCTTGTAGCGGTTGATCTTCTCGTCGGCGGCCTGCTGGCGTTGCGCTGCGACCTTGGCTGCCTCCTCTTGTTGCTGGAGGACGTAGACCTGACGGAGGTACTGCGGGGTGATGGGCGGGAGATTCAGAGAGGACACGGCGTCATTCAGGACGATCCCATTGGGCGTCTCACTGATCGTAATGTCGCCCTCGTTGATCCAGGGGCGCGCCTTGGCGATATCACGGACAAACTGATTCAGGATGTCGCGCCCAGCCGTCCAGCTCTCGGCGTTCTGCGGGTCAACCATGAGGGTCCGCTTCTGTACGGCACCCACCGTCTTCCCTTTAGCCGCCCCGTCAGAGGCCTCGAAGGAGACTGTGGACTTCTTCAGCCAGTCATTGACGGAGGCAAGAGCAGTGCCCTCGTCACCTGTACGGAACAACTCGGAGTCGTAGAGCGTTCTCGCGGCATCTCGAAGTGGAGCCGGAAGGTACGGAACTGGGGAGGCCGAGGAGGTAAGCACCTCGTTCCACTTCTGGTCCTGCATGATCTTCTCTTCCCGCGTCAGCCCCTTCTTCTGGCGTTCAGCGTCAACCATGGTTTCCACGCCGAACCCTGATTTCTCCAGCAAGGCGACTCTCTCAGCCAGGGCGGACGCTTCCGGGTAGAGCGAAGCGATAGTCGCTGGGTCCCGCTGATAGATGCGCTGGAACGCACGGATGCGCGCTGTGTTCTCTTCGGTGACCTCGGCGGACTGGGCAACCACGAGCCCCTGGAACTGGTTCATCGCGTCAACGGTGAGGGTCTGGAAGTGTTTCCTGAAGGGGCCATCGGAAAAGTCTGCTCGCAGGTAGTTGAGCTTCTGGCGGTCACGCTCCTCCTCCGGGAGGCTCATACGGTCCAGCTCGTTCATCTTCTTGCTCACGAAGTTGGCCCCATCCTCCTCCGTGAAGTTGCCTGTGTCGGGTGTCGTCTCGTAGGTGCGCCAGTCGGTCGAGACGTTATCCCCGGCGATGCGCTGGGCATACTTGGTCTCGAACAGCAGTTGCCGGTTGTCTGCCTTGATCTGCTTGTCCTGCTCCTTTCGGCGCCGGACGGAATCCTCCGAGATCATGGCCAGCACCCGGCCCCTGGCAGCATTCAGCTCCTCCGTCTGGCGGGTCACCATGCTGGAGTCCTGAACCTTGTTGAGCTTGCCCTGCATGGCCGACAGTTGCGAAAGGGCCGTATTGGGGTCGGTGTTCGCCACGGCCAGGGCGTTTTGAATGCCGAAGGTCCACTGCTGGGTCATGTCCCGGTTCCGCTTGAACGCGGCTTCCCCGGCCTTCACCTGATAGTTCTCCAGCACTTCCGGGCCCACGATGTCGCGGACCTTCATCTGCTTGCCGTAGAGGGTGACCTCCTGATCCCCGATGTTCTTGAAGAACACATCGGCGCCCGGCTGGGCCGCGTTCTGCGCAAGGGAGTCCCGGAGGGCACTGATTGCCATGCCTTCGGTTGGGATGGAGCCCTTGGCGAGGCTCGCGGTGAAGTAGGTGGCGAAATCCGCAGGGGCATTGGGAGACCGCAGGAAGGCCTCGTCGGAGAACATCGAACCGAGGTCCGAGGTGGTCTCCATCTGGGCAATCGCCTGGGTCTGCTCACTGAGCTTGCGGGCGTGCTGGTCGAAGATCGCTGCGTTGCGCTGAACGATGTCAGCATTGAAGCCGCGCTGGTAAGCGGTGTCCGAGTGGTCCACACCGACCGCTTCAGCGTAGCTCTTGGCCTTTTCTTCGAGGCGGGTGTTCCGGTACTCGGTCAGCTCTTCATGGGTCTTGAAGGCCCCTTGGTCGATCTTCTCGCGAATCTCCGTCTCGACCTCGAAGGCAGCATTGCGGCCCGACTTGAACCGCAGCGCTTCCATCGCATCGGGATCGTCTTGGTACAGCAAGGTCCCGTTTGCTACTGCCTGCCGGCGCTGCTCAGGGGTGAGCTTGCGGATGATCTCGTTGGAGCGCTCATCGGCGCGGCTCTGATTGAAGCTCTTCTGGGCACTGTAGAGTTCGGTGGCGGACTGTCCGAAACGAAGGAGCGCTTGCCCAATGCCCTCCCCTTGCTGGGGAGCCTGGAAGGTGGCGGCGCGATACCCGAGGCGCCCCGTGTCCCGCAGACGCTCGACCCCGCTCCGCTCCTGCCCCTCTACTGCCTGTTGAATCTGGTTTCTCATGTCATCTCCTAACCCTTACCGGCTGCCTTGCCTGCCTTGGCCGACTGCATCTGCTGATCGACGCCGTAGCCCTGTGCTGCCCCACCCATGCCTGCCGAGACCACATTGAGGGCGCTGGCCAGCTTGGAGGTGCGGAACACGGGGGCACTCGATTTGAGCTGGGCCTTGGTGTTCTCGACGGTGCCGACTTGGTTCGCGAAGATGGTCTGGTAGTCGCGCTGATAGTTGTCCAGAACGGACATCTTCTCCCGCGAGGTCTCAGCCTCGGTGACCCGCTGGATACGATCCATGGAGGCACCCGCGAGGTTGGACTCACCGATTGCCGCTGCGACCATCCCCTGGTTCCGTAGGGACTTGAGGTTGATCTCGGTCATCTGCTGCTGCGCCTGTTCGGCCTTGTCCTTGGACTCAAGCGCAAGGTCCGCATTGGCGATGTTCATCTGCTTGACCATCTCGATCTGCGACTTGCGGCGGGCATCCTCTGCCTTGCCTTCGGCCTTGGCCTTGTCGTGGGCACCCGCAGCAGCGCCTGCTACAGCCATCACAGCCATCGTGATTGATACTGGCTCACACATGGCGGCCTCCTAAAAGAAGAACTGCTGGAATCCGTGCCCGTTGTGGTTGAACCGTTGGCCCCACTCGGCCCCCAGGTGGTTGAGGAGCTTGATGTGAGACGTGTTGGCTTCGGACACGGCGTTGGTGAAGTGGAAGCGGCCCCTCGGGTCCTCGCGCTCAGCCGCCTGTTTGATGGCCTGAAGGTGCCCCCTGAGCAGGGCGAGCATCTTGGAGCGCCCCTTGGCGGACAGCGCTTCGGCGTGAGTGGTATGTACAAACCAGATGAGCCCCAGGCTGTGCCCGCCTACCGCCAGGACATTCCCTCGGTCATCGGAGATGTGCATCACCGTGGGGTCGTCCGAGGATGCCGTAAGGACCTCTACCGGGTCCCGGCCAGCCCCTACGCGCTCCATCTCGTCGCGGTCGCTTTGGGCAAGCGCCAGGGCTGCCTGGAAGAGGTGCAGGTAGTTTGCTTTGTAGAGCCTCATTGAACCTCCCTGTAGTAGAAATGAAAGAAGGCCCTGAAGGGCCTCCTGTGGTTAAACGCCTGTGGAGCGCCTGAGGTAGTTGCCTTCCCAGCCGCACCCGATGATGTTCACGGGCACGGGCGCCTTCGAGAACAGGTAGACCTGCTGGCGCCGCGCATCTCCGGTGACTGGGAACTTGAACTGCCCAGTGCCTGCGTTCGGGTAGCCGAGCATCACCGAAGAGCCCAGGCGGCCGCCCGACATGGGGTAGGTGTAGCGTGTCGATCCGTTGTCCACGGTGATCTCGAAGGCACCTGAGTCCTCGTAGTTCACCCAGGCGCGCCGGAGTTGGAGCCGCCCAATGTCCTCAGTGCTCGACGATCCGTCGTCGGCGGTCTGCTTGATGAGGAACTTCGAGAAGCCATAGGCGAACTCAAAAGCGCGCCCCACGGTGAAGAACTTGGAGGTCATGTCGCCATCCAGCCGTAGCAGTGGATCAGCCGCCCAGCCCCCTTCAGGCATCTTGTGGAGACGGAACACGCCATCCTCCGAGATCGTCCAGAAGTCGCCCTCTCCGGGAGTGAACCCGTAGAGGTCCCTGAGGTTGAGCTTGGTCAGGTACTCGTTGTCATCGAAGGTGGTGGGCTTCACCTGGACCTTCATGTCCATGTAGGAGCGCCAGGGCTCATGGCTGAAATCAACGGTGTCCTTGGTGAACTCCACGCGCTCCATGGTGATACCACCTGGGCGCCTGAGGATCAGCCACATGAACGACCCGATGCACGAGGCAGTCAGGACCTCGACGCCCTCCCCCATCTCCCAGTGGCTCCACGACTGCTGGACAACGTTCTCGTCCATGTAGAGGAACTTGTAGATGAACACGCAGCTCCGCTCGGAATCGCTGAGCACCGTTAGGAAGTTCTCCGTGCCGGAGCCATGCAGCGCGAACACAGTGTTTGGGACGTAGCTGGGAACGTGGGCCGAGATGTCCTCAGCGCTTTTCACGTCGCTCACGTCCTGAACCGCGTAGTACCGCTTCACGGAGCTGTAGGATGCCCGTGGACTCACGAAGTAGACCCCTCGCCCGATCCCGAAGGGGCGCGCGTAGTCGCTCACATCGAACTCGGTGGTGAGGTCAAGCTGAATGGTCTTGGTGGACATCACGCCGGCACTGGTCAAGACGAACTGCGCTTGGTCGCTCCACAAGAGCAACTGCTCGGAGAACGGTACGGCGTACTTCAGGACCGACACCCGGTTATGGCTGATCGCAACGTCAATCGGATCGTCGTCGCTGAGCTGGACAACGGAGGCCGGGAAGAAATCGAAGTATTTCGAGGTCCGGCTCATGATGACGTTCTCGCCGGAGAGGAAGCCGAGGCGGTTCCTGAAGAAGAACACGTCGTTCAGGGTGTAGTCGACGAAGCTCGGCATCGGGTTGGTGTCGTCATCACCTGCGCTTCGGGTCCCCCAGGTGAGAGCCCGGAAGTCGAACTGCCCATCAGCAGCCCGTATGAGCGCATGGGGCATGGACAGGGGGTCCACCCCGGTGATGATTCCCGGCTTCACCGTCTCCTTCCAAACCGCCCCGGCTGCATCGTAGCGGACCCAGTAGTTGTCCCCGGACTTCGAGGACTCCCCTGTGATCTCCACCAGATAACCGTCCTTGCACTGTAGGGGCAGCTTGGCGAAGGTCTGGACCTGGTGGATGAAGGCGTTGAGGAGCTGGTTGGCGTAGCCGTCAGCGGTCTTGATCGTCGAGATCATCTCCGAGGTCTTGGCGCTAATCAGCAGCCATCCCTGGCCCGCCTCGGCTGCCCACTTGGCAGACGCATTGATCTGGTTGGCCAACTGGGTAGCGATCCACTGGGCATCGGTCTGGGTCACATGGGACGCTGTGGAGCCATCAGGCATGACCAGCGAGGCCACCTGAACGTCGTTCACGGTGATGCTCAAGGTTCGCCCGTACTGGCCGCCACGGACGTTCACCACTGCGCGGGACTTCAGGGCCGGATAGCCTTGATGCGTGGTGGTGTTGGCCATCGTGATCTTCTTGTTGCGGTTCACGATGAACGTGTAGTCAGCCACGGTGACCATCCTCAGGTCTTCCCGAGGGTTCTGGCAGTTGGCGTAGCCGTTGTACCCACGGACCTGATAGGAGCGCCCGAGGAGGTCCACCACCTCAACCCCCGTCCCGGTGAAGACCACGAAGTATTGCTCGGCCTTGTCACGGTTGATGAGGTGAACGGCGGGCTTGCCGGGCCACTTGGAATCCGGCCCGAGGTGCTTGACGAAGGTGGTGGGCGGACGCTTCTGGAGACCTTCCGCCTCCGAGGACCACCCGTTGATCTGGAGCGCGCCCTGGTTGGGGAACCGGAGGATATCCGGCTGCTGAGAGATGCCGCCTTTGAGGTTCTTGACGGACTGCGATACGAGACCCATTGGACCTCCTATCGCGACAGTCGGCCAGCGACCCAGGCGTCACCGTCCAGCATGTTGAAGGCGCCGTAATCCAGCTCGAATTCCTGAACGGCCTGCCAAGCGTCCTGCTCTTCGAGCTGCAGCGAAGCCTCGATCTCGGCGGCCCCGAAGAACCGGATATTGAAGCGGCGCGCGGCCCTGGCGACGATGTAGGTACGGAACTGGATGGGCATCTCATCGAAGGACTTCAGGCGAATCAGGTTGACCGTGATCGGGTCGTTGAACTGATCGGTCTTCGCCGTCCGGTCGTACACGTAGCCGCCCCGGTTGGTGTAGACGGTGGCCCCGCTCTGCGACTTCACGGAGAGGAAGTCCGGGAGCCAGTTGATGAGCTTCGAGAACACATCGGGGGTCAGGATGGCGTCCTCTTCGATGTTGAAGGTCCATCCCTTGGACTGGACTTCGAGGTTCACCCCGTTGAGGATGCGGCGGCAGTTCGCCACGTCAGCGTTTGCGTCCCCCTCAAGGGTGTTCACGGGGCTCTCGCCAATGGCCGACAGCATGTCGTTCACGGCAGCCAGCTCGTCCGAAGTCTCAAGGTTTGCCTCATAGCTGCGAGCCATGTGTGCCTCCTTGCGATTGGCTGATTCAAAAAAAACCCCTAAGAGCCATTGCGGACTCAAAGGGGTTCGGGAGGGGTTAGGCGACGTTGAAGATCAGCGCGCCAGCGGCTTCAGGACGCAGGCCACCGTGGCCCATCGCGTACTTGCCGATGATCTGGTCAGCCTGGTATTCGGCTCGACGAGCGCGCTCCAGGGCCATGTCCTTCAGCTTCACGGTGCCTACCGCCGAGCGGTGGTTGAACAGGCCCACAACGGAGTCCAGTGCGACCTTTGCGGTAGCGGTAGCAGTGGCCGGGAAGGCGTGCTTCTGGTTGGTGCCCGCCAGATCATCACCGGCGCCACCGATGGTCAGGTGCGGAACCTCGATGACCTCGAAGCCCATCACGTTGCGGATGTTGCCGGTCTCGGGGTCGATCAGGGCCGAGTAGTTGGCCGAGTTCGGCATCAGGGCCGCCAGGATCGCGGAGTAGTTGTCCGGGGTGGTGTAGAAGCGGCGGTCGGTGGCCGGTACGTAGTTCGAGGTCAGGCGGGCACGAGCCTTGGTCAGGCCCTTCAGGATCGCCTTGCCCATTTCCTCGGAGTCGGCATTCAGGGCCGTCTTGTCACCGACTTGCAGGACCACAGCCTTGCCCAGGCCCGCAATGTTCTCGTCGTTGGCAGCCGGCAGGTTGCACAGGGCAGCCATTTCAGCCAGAACGGCACCGTCAGCGGCCAGGGCCAGGGCTTCACCGAGTTGCGCCGAGTATTCGGCACGAACATCGTAGTGGTTCATTGCGTCTTCGATGTCGAAGATCAGAACGTCGGAAGTCAGCAGGCCGTCGATCTGGATGATCTTTTCGGAATGCTTGATCTCGCCACGCTTGTCGTCCAGGCTCTCGCCGGCCTTCAGGTAGTAACCCTTGGTGCGGCCCATGACCGGGAAGGAAGCGGACTTGCCGTTCTGGATGGTGCGGACCATGTGTTTGTCCATGGTCACGGAGCGGCGAGCGAATGCGGTCAGCACTTCGCCACCGAAAATCTTCAGGAACAGAGCCAGCTTGTCGGCATCATTGACACCCTTACCCTGGTTCTTGCCGATGTTCTGGCCAGTTGCGTTTGCCATGTACTACTCCTTGTGCATGTGGTTTTCGAGCGGGCACAGGGAGTCCTCGGGATGTACCCGAAGACGCCGATGTGTCCCTTAAAGTGAGGGTTTTTGCTGAGCGGTCAGAAGGTGCTTGCGGCCACCTTTGCCTCGACCTTGGCGCGGAACTTGGCGTCCAGCCGGTACTCCGCCTTGCTCATGTCAGCGATCATTTCCTGGCGGGAGCCGTAGCCCTCGACAGTAGGTGCAGACCGCTTGGCCGGGACGGCAGGCGCGCTCTTGGTGATGTTGCGCGCAGGCTTCTTGCCGAACTTCTTGGTGTGGCTCTGGATGCCCAGGTTGATGATCGTGCGGATCGCCTTGAGGTCCTGGCGCTCCATGGCTTCGTACAGGGAATCAACGGCACCGGGCGAACTGGCGTTCATGTGCTTGATGATCTTGTCGAAGCTGTCCTTGCCACCTGCGTACTCCACGACCTGGGCAACGAACTGGTGGGCGATGGACTCTTGGCCCTGGATGTAGCTGTCCACGAAGTTGCGCGAGTAGCCGGCCTTTTCGAGCGCCTGATAGGAGGCCTCGGAGAGACCCTTATCGGACTCGTACTCGGCCTCGATCTGGGCCGCGAGGGCTTCCGGGAGGCCGTTCTTGATCGCCTGATCGCGAAGCTCGGTGAAGCCATCGGCGTACTTGGACAGTTGCTCGCTGACCTCCTTGAGGGAGTCGGGAACGTCCGGCAGCATCTCAACGTCGCCGTCTTGCTGCTCACCGGCCTCTTCGTCTGCCTCGTCGCTGCCCTCTTCGGATTCGTCCTGTTGGCCGGACTCGTCCTGCTCCTCGCTGCCCTCCTCAAGTTCTTCCTGAAGGGTCAGGGCGTCATCGCCATCACGGGCGTCCACGTCCAGGGCGAGCATGTTCTGCTCGTGCTCAGCGATGTCCGAGGACGACATAACGGCGTTGTTCACACCGAACTCGGCGTAGATATCCATTCAGTTCTCCATGTTGGTTGAAAGGCGGACACACGGGATCGCGGGATGCACCCGTGTGGATGTCCCGTGTGTCGCTATCAGTGAGGGTTTTTGTCAGCCCAGCGGACGGGGCTCGATGCCAGCCGTATCCATGGCCTTCTGCATCGCTTCGGGGCTTGCAGTGGCCTGAGCGCCAACTCCAGCGCCGATGCCTTGGGCAATCGCGGAGCCGCCTTCTGCGACCATCTGCTGCGCCTGTTCCATAGCGCGGTCCTGCTCGGTCTTGAGGAGACCCGCAGTGTCCAGGCCCAGGGCGTTCGCAATGCGAATCTTGAGGTTGCCCGTGTTGAGGTCCGGGTCCTGCATCTGACCAAGGGGCGCAATGGCAGCAATGAAGCGGTTGATCTTGTCGAGGTCCTGGCCACGCCCCAGGGCTTCCATGCCGGTGCTCACGGTGGGCTCGATGGCCTCGCGGGGCAGGTCTGGGATCATGGAGGTCGCCTGGAGTTGAACCAGCAGGACCCGAACGATAGGAAGCTGAAGCTCCTGGGAGAGGATCGAGTAGACGCCCCCGAGGGTGTCCTCCAGCTCACCGGCCACATACCGAATCTCTTCGGCGGTGACTCGTTCGCCCGTCCGTTGGACCGCTGAGTTCAGCATGAAGGCGAACGACAGGCGGGCCTCAATGGCATCCGCTACGTTCTTGGCGACCGAAAAGTCAGCGGCCTTCTCCAGTTGCAGGAACTCGATGTCCTGCTTACGGCCCGGAACGAAGTCACCCGTCTGGGCCTTCACGAGGCGGCGGACCTGGGTGATTCCGTTGGGGTTCACCAAGCCGACGACCTTCGAGGAGATCATCGCGAATTTCACGATGCTCTCGGTCAGGTTCTCCAGGGAGCGCAGGTCGCCCAGGTACTCTTCGCAGTGGCTCCTGCCGTAGTGCTCACCGTCCATCTTGACGTAGCGAACGGGAATCCAGGGGCACGCGGTGGCCGGGTATTGCCCTTCAGAGCCTTCGACCTCCTCGCCTTCAATCTCTTGGTAGCTCAGGTAGTCGCCAGACTCGTCGTCGAGGTAGACATGGGTGTAGACCTCCATTTCCTCGTCGGGCTCGTGTTCACCGTCCAGCCGTGTGCGGATGTCCTCCGGCAGGGCTGCGAAAGCGACCTTATCCAGGGTGACGACCTGCAGAACGTTTCCGTAGGGGTCCCGCTGGCATACGTACTGGGACAGCTTGTAGAGCTTCGGTGGGTTGAGCTTTTCGGTCTCGGGCTCTTGGATGTAGAGCAGCCCGTTGCCGGCAACGACCAACTGCTTCAGCAGCTCGAAGAACGTCGGACGGTAGGAGTTGGACTCCATGAAGGCCATCAGAATCCGCTCGACCATGGACAGCCCCTCGTCCACCTTGGCGAGGCCTTGTGGGTCCCCGAGGAGCTGCTTGGCCTGGAACTCAGAGATGGTGAGGCGCATCCAGGGCGCCAGGGGGAACAGAGCGAGCATCAGCTTGGATGCCAGATTGTTCAGACCTCGGGCGCCTACGGCTTGCCACGGGGTTGTATAGTCTGTGGAGGCGTTATCGGACGCCTTGGGGAACAACGCAGGGATCGTGTATTTGGCACAGTTCTCCGCTCGTGTCTCATACGGTGCTCGGTCAGCTACCAAGCGGTCGTATGTTGCCTTTGCACCGTTGGCGCCGAAGCCTTTGCGAGCTTCAGCCACGATGCGCCTCCTTAGATGTTGAGACCGCTACCGGAAGACCGGGCGACCGACAGGCCGCGCTTGCCTCGGGCCCGAGCTGCCTTCTTGGCGCTCTCGGTGCCCTCATCGACTTCGGTCGAGTCCTCTTTAGGCGCCTCCACTACTTGTGCGGCAGGTGCCGGAGGGGGCGCCTCGACAGGTGCCGCTTTTTTCTTCTCGTCATCGCCCCCACCAAGGAGGCCCCCACCCACGGTGGCCTTGACGATCTTTTTGAAAGCCTTTTTCAGTTTCAGTCCCACTTCGCCCTCCTGGCTTGCTGGGTTACTGGGCACCAGATTGCTTGGACAGGCTCTTGCGAACCGCCGAACTGCTCATGGTGGACTTCTTGCGCTTGCTACTGGATGCAGTGGACAAGGCGCTGGGGACATCCGTGGATTCCCCTTCCCGCTCGATCTTGGTGATCTTGCCGGTCGATTTGTCGTCGTCAGACGCGCTCTCGGAACCGGACTCTTCGCCCCCAAAATCAATGCCCTTGGGTTCCTCTTCAAGAACCGGCTCGGGCGCCGGGGGGTTGGTGTTGACCTTGGGGGTCTTCACCTTGCTGCCGAAGCACATAGAACCTCCCTACGTGATCTGTTGGTCTTCCAGGCGCTGGGCTTGGGCGTTCTCCATCAGTTCGATGATCTCGACTACGGCGTTCGCCCCTTCGATGAAGCCCAGGATTGCCTGCTCGGAGAAGCCATCCCGACGCAGATCGTTCAGGACCCCCACCCGCATCAGGTAGGCCGGGTTAAGGCGTGCCTGTAGAAACTGCGAGGCGGACTCCGGGATTGCGGGGATGTCTTCGGGGTTGTCTAACTGGTGTTTCAGAATGGAGAGCATTGAGCCTCCTTTGGGTTGGACAGAAGGTTTCATCCCACAGGGCCCTCCCCTACGAGTGAGGGGTTTTGTAGGGCCCTGGGAGATCAGCCTTGGTTACGCGGGCAGAACGGCGCGCGGGCGGCCTTTCGGAAGCCACGGGATGGGGCGCTTGGTTTCCCAGCAGAAGTCGTCGGTGCGCAGGATTCGAGCTACCTGGGCCTGGACGATAAGATCTTCCTCGGTCATGCCTTGGCGGCGAGCCAGGGAGACCACGCAGTCCCACTTGGACAGGCCATCGTCCGGGTCTAAGGGTTTGGAGACCCACTGAGTGACCTCTTGGCCCTTCCGTGGGCCGGACTTCAAGGTCTTGGTGGTCTGGTAGAAGTAGGTCGGGTTATCCAGCCATTCCAGCAGCGGGACCCCATCGACTTGCTCACCGACCCCAGGGATACCGCCGTAGCCGTCCGTGGTGTCACCCTTGATGGCTTGGTACATGTGCCAGCGGTTAGCCTCAGCGAGCGTGTTGGTGACCACCTTGTTGTTGGTCAGCCAGTAGAAGCGCCCAGGCAGGGTGTTGAAATCCTTGTCGCAGGACACCGGGATCGCTTCGTCGACGTCCAGATACCCAGGGTTGGTCGCCAGGATGCCGAGCACGTCGTCACCCTCCAGGCCGTCCCACTGGAACGTCCGGTAGAAGCCCCAGTCGCCCTCGTTGTTCAGCAGCTCCTTCAGCAGCGCCGGATATCCGACAGGCTTGCGCTTGCCCTTCCGGTTGGCCTTGTAGGAGGTGAGAACCTGCTTGCGCCAGTTGTCGTCTCCGTTGGCGGTCGAGAAGACCATCACCAGCTCGGCGTTGTTGAACTCCTTCAGGCGCTCACGGATGCCGCGAATGGTGGAGCGCAGGATGGCCCGAGCCTTGTTGTGGTCGCACTCCAGGGACCAGATGTCATCGCCCCAGTCCACCTCGTTCTCAGAGGCGGACATGGCGGAGAACAGGAGGTAGTCGCCATCCAGCAGGAGCGCGATGCGCTTACTCTGCTTGGGCATTGACGGCCTCCTCTGGAGCTACCTTGGGGGCTCTGGGCTTGCGTCCTCGGGTCTGGGCCTCGGGAACAGCCTCAGCGGTTTCGGCAGCCTCGAAGAGACGCCCCTCCAGGCCGCAGCGCCCATTACGGCCACGAGCCTTTGCACAGTGGTCCACCGAATGGCGGGACTCACCGTCGATCAGGCTGATAGCCGTAGCGACACAGTAGGTTTCCGTGATTTTGCGGAAGTGTTTGCAGTCCTTGCAGAGATTCACATGATCCTCCCGTGTTGTTTCAGAAAGCGGGTGCCCTTGGCGGTCACGGTCCAGACGCCAGAGTTGATCCCGCAGCCGTTGAGGCACGTCAGGTGGCCCCGAGAGGCCGCTTCTGCGATCTCTGGGGCGTGATCCCTGGCGTAGTTCGATTTGAAGGTTTTGGGTTCCATCTTCATCGTGAAGAGGACCCGGAGGTATTCATCCACGGGGCTTGATCTCCAGGGACACCGGGGACAGTCGGCGGATAACGGGGTCGCCCTCGTAGAGGTCAACCAGCGCGCCTTTCACCTGTTCACGGAGGCCGGCACGAAGGAAGAACAGAGCCAGCGCTTCATCACCCTTTCCCTCGGCCTCGGTGAGGGCCTTGTGTACTCCCTCCTTCCCCGGCGGGGGGGCATGGCTGATGATCTGGTGGGTGGCCCCACGGAGCACCGCCAGCGCCTCTTCACTGAAGACAGCGCGGGCCGACACGGTGATTTTCACGTCGAACGATTTGGACATAGGTCCCTCCTTGGTTAGTGGCAGTCGCGCCATGTCCCACCGGCCTTGGCTTCGGTGTCGAGTTGGCAGCGGAAGTTGAAGAGTTGCTGGACGTTGCGCATGGCCTGCTGGCCAGCGTCCTTGAGGATTTCGGCGATTGCCGGGGTGCGCGCCGCGAGCTGAACCTCGTCGTGGACCCAAGCCATGAAGCAGAAGTCGCCGTCCCATCCGTGGGTCAGCCCGTGCTCTTCCATGAGCAGGCGCTCCAGCTCGACCACCCAGGCCTTGCAGATCAAGGCGCCGGCGGACTGGAGGAGCGTGTTGAGTGCCGCGTGTGGCGAGCGGACGTGGACCTTTCGGCCATCCAGGCCTTTGATCCAGCGGCGCCGCCACTTGATGTCGAACTTCTTGAGTGCAGCGTTCCATTTCTGCGACTCGATAAGGGAGTCCTCCAGGGCCGTCCGTAGCCCGGAGATCGCTGGGGTGTTCTCAAGGAAGGCCTTCTTCAGCTCCTTGCCTTCGGCCTTGCCGCCTCCCACGAAGCCACCGACCTTGGCATCACCCGCTCCGTAGAGGAACGCATAGATGAAGGTCTTGGCGATGGCCCTGCGGGCCTCGTGGTAGTCGTTGTGCTTGTCCCTGGGCTCATCCGGGCAGATGCCAGCGGCGATGCCGTTGACCCAGTGGATGTCCCCGTTGAGGACAGTCTCCGCGTACTGGCCGCCATCGAAGGGGAACCCGAAGTGTCCCAAGCAGCGCAGCTCAAGGCCCGAGGCGTCGATGCCCACTTGGACGGCTTCCTGCCATCCTGGGAGATGCCTCGCGTAGATCGCACCGAAGAGGCTCCGGCACTCCGGCCCATAGGGAGCCGTTGAGCTGGGCACTTGGCCCATGTTCGGGAACGCATGGGTGGCACGTCCTGTGACCGCCCCATTTGGGTTCACCGAGCCATGCATGAAGCCGTCCTTGCCGACCAGTCGCATCCATGCGTTGTCGCCTTCAGCCAACTGGCCGATGCGCTTCTGGATCATCAGGTACTCGCGGACCAGCTCGATTGCAGCCTGAGCCTTGGGGTCCGATACCTTGACGTTCTCCAGGACCTCATCGTCCACCACGGGAGCGCCGTTGTCGGTGAAGTCCACAGGGACCCACCCGGCATCCTTCAGGACCTTTACGAGGTGCTGCCGGCTCGCGGGGTTGAACGTGATGTGCTCGACGGGGGTGTAGGGAGCACCTTCCATGGTCTCGCGCTTGTCCCTGCGCTTCTTCTTGCCCTCCCCGACCCAGATTTGGCCGACCTTCGGGTACTTGACCCTCGGGTACTTCTCCAGGGGCTTGCCCGTCCGTGGGTGCCTGAAGAACTCCGTGCCGCCCTTGGGTTGATACCAAGAGCCAAACGTTCGGATGAGCTGGATGAGCAGATCGGAGCGGCGTCCTGCCAGCTCCACGAAAAGCGCCTCTGCGCCCTTCTGGTTGAACGGGAATCCATTCCGTTCCATCTGGGCCAGCGTCCATGCGCACTGGTGCTCAAGGCGTACAGCGTGCATGCCCAGCGTGTCCCCATCCGTGGGGAAGTAGTGCTGGTCACTGATGATTTTCTCCATCAGCAGAGTGGTGACCTGAACGTCCTGCACGCAGTAGTCCAGCATCTCCTCGGTGAACACCGCCCAGGCATCCTCTTGTTCGCCATAGACGCCCTTCAGGACGCCCAGGCGGTAGCCCCAGGCCTTCAACGAGTGAGAGCCGAAGAGCTTCCCTGGCAGCTTCCCGGAGCGCAGTAATGCGCCATCTCGGTCACGGATGTTCGCGAACACGAGGCGGGAGCCCACGAGGGTGTCGAAGATTTTGTGGCGGGGGATGTTCAGGCGTTTGCCGGTAAGGGCTCGCTTGAGTTTGTCGAGAGCGGGGTGGTCGTACTTGATGCCGTTATGGAAAACGATCAGCCCATCAGGCTTGGCAGCCTCGGCCTCCAGGGCCTTGATGTAGGCGATGAAGTCGTTCGGCCTGTACTTGGTGACCTCTCGGGAGAAGAAGTCGATGGTGACGCCGCAATGGAACTTGGTGACATCCTCAAGAAGCCCATCCGTCTCGATGTCAGAGACGAGCATGGGTGCTCCTTGCGTTGGTCAGAAATCGCCGCCTTCTTCCTCCTGCCCTTCCCAACCGCTGCTTTCGGGAGCCCATCCACTGGGCATCGCTTCGAGCCAGCCGGTTTGCGGGCTGTAGAGCATGTAACCGGCGACCCCGGTGTATCCGGTGAAGCGGCACTTGAGGACGCGGAAAAGGACGATGTTGGGGTTTTCGCCTTGCTGATTCCGTTCAGCGGCGATGATGGTGTCCGAGAGCTGGCGCAGAGAGCCAGAGCCACGGAGGTCGGTCACCTTGATGACACGGCCTTCCTCGTGGGGGGTGCCCTTCTCGGGGTTCTTCAGGTGGCAGATGACCACCATGAGGATGCTGTTGGCCTTGGCGAACGCCTTGAGCTTGGTCATGAGGCGGTCGATGGTCTTGCGCTCGTCCGAGTTGTCGTCCATGGCAGACACCACGATGCTGATGTGGTCGAGGACGATGACCTTGCAGCCCTGCGCCTTGACCATGTAGTGCAGCTTCGCGATCAGTCGATCTTCCACGGACTCCGCGAAAGAGTCGTAGAGGAACAGGCGGTCGGACTCGAAGATTTCATCGAAGGCAGCGTCGAAAGCCTCTTCCGTGGTGGCTTCCGGGTTCTGCCTGTAGCGGGTCTTGAGGTGCAGGCCTACGAGGTCCTGGACCGTCTCTTCAACGGCCTCCTCCAGCATCGCCACGCCTACGTTGATGCCCTGCTTGTGGAACCAGTTGTAGGTGTTCTGGCGAACGAAGGTGCTCTTCCCTGAGCCGGACCCGGAGGTCACCAGCAGCAGCTCGCCTTCCCTGGCGTCCTTGGTCATCTCCCGCAGCTCCTCAGGGGCGCTAAGCGGGATCGTCGGGGCTACCTTCTTCTCCTTGACGCGCGCCTTCAGGCTCTTCGCGGAGACCACACCGTCCGGGATGAACGGGGAGGCATTCCAGATTGCATCCATGACGGCCTTTCCTTGGCTCGCCAGAAGACACTCGTTGGCATCCTTGAGGGGCAAGACAGCGATCTTGGCCTTCCCTGCAGGGCAGACCTCGGCGGCTTCCTGCGCAGCAGCTCGCCCAGGCTCATCCATGTCGAACATGAGGATGATCTCGTCGAACTGGTCGAGGTATTCGTAGTTCGCGGCGATGCAGGCTTTGGCGGACTTCGAGCCCTGCGGCAGCGAGACCACCGGGTACTTGCCGCCCTGGAGCTGGGCCACAGTCAGGCAGTCGATCTCACCTTCCGTGATGACGATCTTTTTCCCGCCGTTCCACAGTTGGCGCCCGAAGAGCAGTTCCTTGCCCATCGCGCCCTTGGCCTTGAAGTTCTTGTCCTTGTCGCGGAGCTTCTGGCCTACGAGGGTTCCGTCCTCGCTGTAGTAGTTGGCGATCTGGTAGGTGATGCCGTTGGACTTCCCTACCCAGTACCCATACTTCCGACAGATGTCAGCGCACAGGCCACGAGAAGGCAGATTGTCGTAACGGCCCTGGCTCTTACCGAACTCCAGGCAGCCATCAGCAACACGAGGAGCAGCCCTGGGGCTCCCCTCTCGGCCATCGCCAGGAACATAGGCCTCGCAAGAGAAGCAATACTGATGGCCATCGGTGTACAGAGAGTTCGCATCCGAAGAACCGCAGTTTTCACACGGAACATGCTGAAGGAACTCGCTTTCGGTCTGGTCCAGTTCAGAAGAGGCCATCAGCGCCCCCTACGGGAGCCTCATTGACGACCTCGCCGGTGGCCCTGCGGGGAATCAGATCGAGGTACTTGTCGAACATCCGGCCACAGCGGGAAGCCGAGGCATCCTCGCGGACTGCCACGAGTTGGCCCCAGTGATGGCGACCGACGAAGCGCACATAGGCGCCTTCGATGCCATTTCGGGTGTCCACGATGGCGAACTGGTTGAGGTTGAAGTCAAAGGCGTCGATGGCCTCGGACACAGAGGTGCAGCGGTAGAGCACCACGTCGATGTCGGCACCCACCAGCTTGAAGCCGCCGATGATGCGATCCGAGGTGGACTCACCCCGGTAGAGGTGGAAGCCCACGGCGGCAAGATTCGCCTCTGCCAGAAGAGCTTCGATGACATCCATCGAGGTGTCCGCGACGATGATGTCGATGTCCTTCGGCTTCACACCGAAGAAGATGTCACGAGCGCAGCCGCCCGCGATGATGGCCTCAATGCCATTGGCCTTCAGGTAGTCCAGAAGGTCGAAGGCCTGTTGGAGGCCTGCGCGATTGATCATTTGGTCACTCCCTTGAGAAAGCTGAAGGCGCAGGGCCGCCTCCCAGGGATGGGTGACAGGTGCGCCTTCAGGGTCGTTTAGAGCCAGGAAGCCACGTCGAAGGACGGGCATGCCTTGCGGTTGTCGAGGTCTCGGTGACCTACGATCCGGGCTGACGGGTAGTCGGCCTTGAGCTTGTCCAGCAGGGTCCGCAGGGACTCAAACTGGGCAGGGGTGAAGTTGTTCTCGGGCTTCCCCGTTGCGTCGATGCCACCGGCCATGCAGATGCCCAGGGACTCGTAGTTGTGACCCTCGACGTGGGCGCCGATGACATCCTGGGGACGCCCTTGCTCCACGGTGCCATCGCGGCGGATGACGAAGTGGTAGCCGATGTCCAACCAGCCGCGCTCTCGGTGCCACTGGCGGATTTCACGAAGACCTATGTCCATGGTCGGCTTGGTGGCCGCGCAGTGAACAACGAGGTACTTGGTGGTCATCCGGGGTTTGAACTGAACGCCCATCACTCACCTCCTCCTTTGGCAATCAGGGTGCCTTCGGGGATCGGACGGGCCTTCTCCCGGAGCCAGGTGGCGGGGATCAGCTTGTCGGCAAACTGGAATCCGTTCTTCTCGCACCACTCCGCGTAGGAGGTCTTGGAGCCCTTGTAGAGCTTCGCCCGGGAGGACGAGAAGACGAACCGGATGTCCAGCTCGGGGTATTGCTCTCGGATCAGGAGGTGCTTCTTGCGGTCCTCGACATCGAAGATGCCTTTGGACTCCACGATGATCCCGTTACGCAGAACAAAGTCCGGCGTATAGGTGGCCTCGCGGGCCGGGACCTCGTACTTCAGCTTGTACTGCTCGAAGGCCACGGGGAATCCAGCGGCCTCCAACTGAGCAGCAATCTTTTCCTCAAGGCCGGAGCGGTAGGCGGTTACAGCGGTGCCTGCTGCCCTCTTACGGGCATACGCTCGGCTGCGGACGGTACTCATTAGAAGTCGCCGTCATCAGGCTCTTGGCCGTCGCCGTCTTCCGCCCACTGGTCTTCTTCGCGGGAGGAGCCCTGGGACTCATCGGCCTCGTAGCCGTCTTCTTCCTGGCCGCCCCAGTCGTCTTCACCGCCACCGAACTCGACGAGCTTGGTGAGCATGAAGCCTTCCAGTTGCAGCTTGACGGAGCAGCCCACAGTGGCGTTCCAGCCGTAGGGGACGATGGTGAAACGAGCCTTGCCTTCGGAGCCACCGGAGATGTTCGGGACCTTCTGGATGGCCTTGCCCTTGGCGTCAACGACCTTCAGGACCAGCGGGATCAGCTCGCCTTCCTTCTCGTAGCTCGCCCAGGAAGCGAACTTGAAGGTTACGGTGCCGTCATCGTTCTCGAAGAACGGCAGGTCGCCCACGTAGGGTTCCAGCAGTTTCTTGCCACGGGGCAGCTTCTTCAGCAGTTCGGGCTTCTTCTCCTCGAACTCAGCCACACGAGCCGCGTAGTCGGCTTCATGCAGGTCAACGATCTTCTTGACCAGCGGCTGGGCGAGCTTTCCGGGAACGGTGAGGGACAGCTTGTATTTGCCACGCTCGGAGGCGAAGCCGTCACGACCGAAGTCCGGCTTGGCCAGATAGGCGTAGGGCTCCACGGTGCCGACCGGAGTGAACAGGATTTCCTTCTTGGGTTTGGAACTCATCGAATTCTCCTTGTGTGAGTTTGGGTTTGCGAGGTGTCGCTATCAGTGAGGGTTTTTGGGCTCGTCCAGCCAGACCATGAAGATCACGAGGACCACACAGAGCCCGAGGACGGCGGGTCCCCAGCTCACGGCCAGCGGACCTTGGCTTTCTCGGTTTGCAGGTACTCGCGGTTGATCGCGATGGACATCTGCTCCGAGGCGTTGCGCCGGATGAGGCGGTAAGTGCCGTAGACGACCGGCTTGAAAGCGGTGGTGAGGAAGTCCTTGTCGAACCGATAGCAGTCGTGGGCTTCGGTGAAGACCGCCACGGGGCGTGGATGGGTCGTCAGGTCCTGCTTCTGGGCGAGTTCCAGCAAAGCGGCCTCAACGATGACCTTCTGGCGGGGTTCCATCAGGTGGTTGAACAGGGCGCCGGCCAGGCCCGATGCCTTGGTCACAGCGAAGTTCTGGAGGTGCAGGTAGCCATCAGGCTTGGCGCGGGGTTTACCTTGGGCGCGGCGCATCAGTCTTCCTCCTCACCCAGTTCTTTCAGGGCCGCGCGGTACTCATCGCGGGCGTGATCGATGCCGGACCAGTTGTCTACGCCCGCGTTTTCCAGGCATTGCAGCCAGAGCAGGTCCTTTTCTTCTTGCGTCATCAGCGGTACTCCTTGTGAGGCACGTTGCCGCCCTTCCCGCAGACCCAGAAGGTCACGCAGGGGATCAGGTTGATGCAGACGCGCTTGTTGAAGGTCGAGTAGTGGGCGCCGAGCCAGAGGCTGCGCCAGTTGAACAGGAGGCCGCACTTCATACGGCCACCGGGGTGAACGCTGGGCGGATGCGATCCACCTCGCCGTACTCGGCTTCTGCCTGCTCCAGGGCCGTGTCGAGGTCTTCGGCCCACACGGGGACCTCCTCGGACTGGAAGTTGATCTTTACGGTCGCCTTGTAGAGGCGCAGTGCTTCCTTGCTCATAGGAACCTCTCGATTTGCTTGAACATGTCTTCCGGACGGCCCCATTCGTTCACCACGAGGGCGTCGAAGGCGTGGGCCAGGAGGGCGATGTCGGATTCGTGGTAGGGCACGGTGTCCACTTCGGGGACGTGCCAGTTGCGGACGATGCGGATCAGGTGGGCCCCGGCCAGGGACATCCGCTCGTATTCGTTTGCCTGCCGCATATCGGTGACCACCACGACATCCACCGAGGGGTCGGATTGGCCTTTGAGAACTTCAAGACTTCCTTGGTCAAGCCAGTGATGAGGCTTCCCCAGATAGGTGCGTGTGAACTCGTTTCCGAATAGCTGGAGGTGCCACCTCACCGATCTCGGCGCCTTGCGGTCATGCAGCGTTTCCGCGCGCAGCCAGCGGGAGTAGGTGGTATCTGGCAGGAGGTCGACAGACAGACCCGGATACGGAGTGTCCTTCTCCGGGCCATGCATCCAGCGGAGCAAGATGGTCGTTGCGTGCCCATAGCCTGCCGCCAAAGTCGCGGCACATTCCTCTTTCAGACTGTCACCGAAGGCCACGCGGTGGACCTTCAGGCCGCTGGCCCCGATGTGCTCAATGAGGGTGTCCTTGCCGGACTTCCCACGGATGCTGTTGAGGGCGAGGATCGGCTTAGACACGGACGACATCCTCCGGGCTGCGGAAGACGTACTCGGTGCCCCGGCGAGGATCGAGCTGGTAGCTGATCTCAACGGTCTTCGGGAGCACCCTGGTGACGGTGCCCACGGTCATGCGCTTGCAGCTACCGGCGAGGCAGAAGACCACGCTGTCAGTTGGCTCCAGGGGCTTGCCCAGGATGTCGAGGTGGTCAGCCACGGATCACCTCCTTGAAGCGGGCCCACAGGAGCGCCAACACAGGCCATTTGCCGGTGTAAGGACGCAGGCGGATACGGCCCAGGCGGCTCGCGGTCTGGCAGAGCCCTTTGGTCACGAGGAAGGTCTGGCCGGAGCGGCGGCATTGGAGGGCGAGGTTGAAGGGGGCCTTCTTGACGAAGCGGATTTCGCGGTCGCTGCGGATGGTGAAGGCGAGCTTGGGGACACCACGGCTGTGATGCAGGAAGAAGTCCATTCGATTCTCCTTTCGAACTGGTTGGCGGATGTGTGTCGCTACCAGTGAGGGTTTTTGCGGGAGAGAACCGACGGACTAAATTTTTGCGCGCTAACTAAATAGACAAACAAAAGGGCCGACCCTGTGAAGAGCCGACCCTTTGGTGGAGCTGCGGATAGTGACTAACGGGGCTTCAGGAGCTTCCGTTTCCAGTCGGAGTCGTAGAGGCACACCACTACGATCAACGTAACGATGCCGATCAAGATGAATCCTCCTGTGGTGACTTCCATGGCGCGCTCCTTCTGGTGAGACCCGAAGGTTACCATCAGGGCGCGCGGGGTTTGAAGTTACTCCTTGGTCAACGGGTCCGAGATGCCACGCCAGCGGCTGAAGCTCGGGTGCCGCAGGGAGCCGTCCTTGAAGCGCTCCATGAAGGAGACCTCAACGGCCCAACCATCGAAGGGGTTGCGAAGAGCCTCCCGTTCACTCTGCCCCATGCTCAGGCAGCAGGAATGGACCTTGCCAGTGAACTCGTCTTTCTGGGCCTGGGTGAGGCCACAGGCGTTCACCACATGGCCGTCCTCCAGCAGCACCTCGAATCCGATCACCTTGCCTTCGTTGCCGAGGCCAGGAGTGCCCCAGATGAGTCCCTGCACGATGCCGTCGATGGTGTCTTCGGGCTTCATCTTCCATTGGCCGACCTTCTTGCCACGCTTCCAGATGGCGAGCGGGTCCTTGAGTACCAGACCTTCCTGGCCCTCCCCCCGGCGAACCCCGTAGACCCGCTGGAGTTCTTCGTAGGTGAACACATCCACGGTCTCGATGACCTTCCAAGCAATCTGAGGGACGTGCTTCTTGAGCAACGCCGTCATGGCCTCGACGTGGTACTTCATGATCGCGTGGGTGACATCGTGGTCCTCCCCGGACTCAACGACATCCAGGGGCACCACGCCAAAGACGTGAACCTCGATGCTGCTCAGGTCCAGCGGGACCGACTTGCGGCGAAGATTGCCTGCGGTGACCTCAGCGGGCTGGCCGGGGGTGACGATCTCGGCTTGGAGCATGAAGCCGTTCGGGTAGATGCAGGTGTCGTCTTCGAGCAGCTTGCCCAGGTTGGTATCTACGAACTGAAGCTCCCAGGCGCGCTGGAGGGCCGGCAGGTACTTACCCGCTCGGCTTAGAAAATCTGCGTGGGCTGTGCCAAAGGCGCGCTCAACCACGAGGTTCAACTGCACGCCATCGACCTTGGTGTCAGCGATCAGGTAGGAGGCATCCAGGGCCTTCTTGATGGCCTTCTCGGAGTAGTCCACCGGGCCAGCGGGATTGGTCTTCAGGATCACTTCTTGTACGGCCATCAGTGGGTCTCCTTGACGTGGCGGGACTGGACGAGCATGGCGAGGGAGTTGTGGAGTGCGGTGGAAACAGCCTGGGTCTTCTGGTCAGCGAACAGGCGGCAGCGTTCTTCGACGGTCCCCGTGGCCCCCTTGAGGGCCTTCAGGGCGCGCCGGTCGATTAACTCGCGGGTGCGGTGCTGGACGCCCATGATGGTCAGGATGGTGTCGAACTGGATGGTCACCTTGTCTCGGCGGGACCACTCGACACGGACGCTGATCTGGCCTTGTTCGGATTGGGCCTCGACGGTGCTGGTCATACGGAGAACTCCTCACGCTGGCCACGACGGGTCTTGTGGAGCTTCCCTTTGCGCGCTTTAAGGGACTGGTGCTCCGCGAAGCTGCGGCGTTCGGTGGTCCTTCTGTGCATCTTTTCGAAGTTCATGAGTGCGGTTCCTTATGCAAATGCGAAGTCGGATTCGAGGATCAAGCGGACATCCAGCGTTCCCGCCTTGGGCAGGGCCGGCATCTTTTCCAGTTGGGTCTCGTGGAGCTGGTCCATGAATTCGTTGCGGAATTCGGCCAGGACATCGTTGTTTTCGTAGGTCTCGACCATGGTTTCCCTGACGGCCCTGAACATCTGTTCGGCGCGCGCTGGGATGGTCCCGAAGGAGTCATGGATGAGGGCGAAGAAGTCGATCCCGTAGCGGTTCGCAGCGGTCACGACGGTTTTCCTGAGGTGGCTTCCGTCCTGGGAGTGGACGAAGTTGGGGGACACGCCGGCCTCCTGTTTCCTGGCGTCCAGCTCTTTCGAGTCCCGGACGACCACGGTGGCCTCCATCCTGTGGGAGCCGAGGAACATCAGATCGATGCGCCTCTTCACGGGCTTGAAGTATTCCTGCCAGACCGGGAAGCCATCGGGGGTCGTCCAGCTCACCGGGAGGCACGGCTTCAGGATCAGGTTCTTGTCCTTCTTGTCCTTCACCGGGGTGGCCATCAGCTTCGCGGAAGCCTGGAGCCAGTTCATGGCCTCTACGGAAGCCACCACGACCACGCTCACGGATTCCCAGATGTGCTGAGCGAGATACCGCGCGTATTGGCCTGGGTCGGTGAACATCGTGCCCTCGCCCTTGTCCACGGCAGGGCGGATGATGTCCTCCAATAGCTGGTCGCTGAATCCGTACTCCTTGGAGCCATACGGGAGGGTCATGACGGAGCGCTTGGTGACCTTTCGGGTCACGCCGTACTTCGTCCAGCCTTCCGCCATGGTCTTCGTGCCCAGGACGGTGATCTCAGTGATCTCGCCGGTCTTCTCGTTGGTCTTCAGGTCCTTGGTGTTCCCGGTGCCGCTCTTCAGGTCCTCCTGAAGGCGCAGGTTCACCTCGTCGGCCACCAGCTTGTAGATGTCCTGAACAGTTGGGCTCGGGACCAAGTTGACCGCCCTTCCGCCGCGCTCATCCCGGAGCATCGCGCTGAAGTGCTGGATGCCCGAGCAGGACCCGTCGAAGGCTACAGGCAGTGCTGATACCCAGGCGTCCCCGTGTTGCTGGACACCGGCCCACTCGAAGCAGAACGCGAGGAAGCAGAACGGGGAGTCCTGTTGCATCCACCATGTGCAGCCGAGGGGATCGGCGGCGACTTCGAGAATCCGGGCGGTGTTGTCTTCGACCCACTGGAGACGGTCCGCGAAGGAGACCTTATCGACGCCTGCGGTGTTGGCACCGTGGATCGCCAGCCACTTCCGGCCTTGGGCACCAATCGGCTCGCCCTTGGCGGCCTGAAGGAGGCCCTTGGTCATGTCGTTACCCTGCGGGTTGAACGCTGGGATCGCGTAGACCCGGCCTCGCCAGTCCATGTTGTACGGGAACCAGATGGCCTCGTACTCCGCGAACTTGTTGGCCTGCTCCACGATGAACTCGAAGCGGAGTCGCCTGGATGTCCTGGCGCGCTCCCTGCGGTAGACCTTGGAGGCTTCGCGCTTCCAGGCCTTGAGGACCTGCTCGTCCTCGTCCATCCCTTCATGCCGCTGGGGCAGCTCTTCCTTGTCCAGGGATGGGAAGTCCTCAATGGGTACGTTGCGCCACTCTGCGAGCGCATTGACGACCTCAAGGACCTTGGTGTTAACGCTCCACGCGGTGCTCTGGGCGAGGTTCACGGCCTCGTAGACCACAGGCATGTGCACGTCGCGGTAGCGCTCAAGCGCGCGCTTGCTGCGGACCCTGATGAAGTTCAGCGGCTTCCGGCCTCGGGCCCAGTAGCCACCACCTTTGACGCCCGTCCACTTCTTCGGGGGGACGACACAGGGCTGATACACAGGAGCGATACCTGCAAGGCTGAAGGCCCGCTCTCCGAGCTTCTGGACCCACTCGGGGTGCAGCTCTACGGTCTCTTGGTCCTTCTTGGCGTTGCCTGCGTTGTCCCTGCGGACCACGATCAGTTCGGTGGACTCGATCAGGATTTCCATGAGCTTGATGCCCACTTGGAAGCGCCTGTCGTTCTCCGGTTCGGCCTCGTCGCGCTCCCAGGAGACCCAATCGGTCTTCAGTTCGCCGGCCTCCAGCATTCGCTGCTCGACGGCCTTCAGGTACTCCTTCTTGTAGAGCTGGCCGTTGCGCTTATCCAAGGCAGGCTTCACGAAGCGCTTGTAGTGCTCGACCTCCTGTTCCCTGATGCGGCCAAAGCGCATCTCGTCTTCGATGGTCTGGCCAAGGCCAATGGCGACCCGCTGCACGGAGACCCCAGTGCCCGCCACGGCGAGGAGGCTGAGGATTCGTTTGATGGTCGCCACGGCGGCGACTTCAGGTTGCAGCTTGCGGAACTCTTCGATGGCCACATGCTTGCGGCGCACCTTGGTGTTCTGGTGTTCAAGCCATTCGTTGTATCGGTTGATGAACCTGGGGACCAGGGCGTCGAGGAGAGGCTTTGCGGGTTGGCTGTCAGCGAAGTCGCCGGACTCAATGGCACGCTCAAGGTTCTTTACAAAGCGCGCCTCGCCCAGTTCATAGGCCTCGTGTTCGAGGGCAAGTTGTTGTACCGCGAGGTCTTCACCGAACAGCCTTGCGAGCGTGGTGAATGCTTCAGGCGATTCCCTTATGTCACTGAAATCGTGTTTTTCGGGCAGCAGTGATCGCATCAGAAATTAATCCTAATGTCCTAAATATCTGGAAGAGGAACTAAGAGAGGACTTGGGAGATTTCTCTCAGGAAACCCCTGGGTCCTTTAAGTGAGGGTTTTTGCGATTAGGCGCTGAGTTTTTCAGCAATCACGGCTTGGAGCGCGGAGATGTAGAGCTGTCGGGTCAGGTTGGCCACGAGCCAGTCTTTCGGGTACACACGCCATTTGCGGCGCTCTCGGGACACATGGTCCTTCAGCGCGCGACCGTCCTCGGCGTCCCACTTCTTGCCCAGCTCGACCTCAATGTGCAGAACCACGCGGCTCTCCAGTCGGTCCACGGCAGGGCGTGGGATGATCTCTTCGCCCAACTCGCGGTAGAGGCGCGAATTGAAGCCGGCAGGATCGCAGAGCGCGACTCCAGGCTGACCCTCGTAGGGACTTGGTTCTACAGCAGGAGCCGCGAGGGTGAAGGTCTTGGCTTGCAGCTCTTGGCGCAGCTCTGCGATTTCACCACGGAGGGACTTCAGCTCGTCCATGATCGCTACGGCAATCGGGTTGGAGGACTCTTCAGCGTTGTACTTGCCGGTCTTGCGGATCGACGGCAGGACCTCTTCGGTGACCCACTTGCGGAAGGGCTCAGACTGTGGGGAATGCCCACGGAGGAGCATCGTGTAAACCTGTGGTTCGGAGAACAGTGAGGTCACCTGAGGGTAAGCCCTTCCGCTGGGACTCGCCGGCAACCCTCCGATAATTTCGGAGGCTACGTTCCCAATACGGAGCACCTCTCCGAAATCCTTGAGAGAACTGGCAGACCAGGCCGCATCGCTCGGATTCTTCAGGCCAGCCGCTCGGGCCACCTGAGTAGCCACGAACAGTAGGTCATGCTCCGGGTGCCCCACGAGGACATCTAACTCGATGCCCATGAAGTTTCTCTTCTCAAATTTCATGCTGTCACCTCGATACGGCCCAAGATGTCGTTAAGCTTGTAAACGAAGGAAACATCCCCGTGGGTGATGAACAGCAGCCCCACAGCCCCATTGTCCACCCGGTAGGAAAGGCGCTGGTCCTCATTGCCCTGGATGAAGGTGGCTTTGATCTCGTTGCCCTGGAGCTGGCCTCCGATGATCTTTGGGACTTGGCAGTAGAATTTGATGGACTTGATGGAAGTTGCGTTGCTGGGCACTGTATGATCCCCTTACGTTTCATTACGTTGATTGATAGGAGGGCCCATGGCTCAGCACGAGACTGATGAACCCTCCGGCCTTGCCCGATTCGCTATCCCCGAGGGCGCGCCGGTTCCCCCGCTTAGTGCCGATCTGGTGGCGGACTTCGAGGCTGCCGCTAAGCGCCAGGATGAAGAACTCCAGGGCGGCGACGAGGAAGAGTAACCTCCTCACTTCAACTCGCTCCAGAAGACCAGCAGGTTCCGAGAGCCCTCGGTGACCGGCATTCCCTTGTGTAGCGTTCGGCTACCTTGGAACAGCATGGCGTGGCCCTGGGGCAACTGAGGGACCACGAAGGGCTCTCCCAGGCCCTGCGGCTTGACCATCGTCCCTCCTCCCTTGTGGAAGTCGCTGAGTGCGACCACCAGCGTGATATCCGAATCCCGGTCGTGGTGCCAATTGCCGTGCGCGGTGTTGTCCGGGCGGTACTGGGCGAACTGGATGCTCGTCATGCGGGTCTGCTCCAACTGGTACAGCACGCGGGTCAGCGGGTTCACGACGTTGTTGAAGAGCCCGTGAAGACAGCTATGCAGGGTCGGGCAGTTGTCGCCCAAAGTGATCTCGGGGATTTGCACCTCGGCGTCCTCGTCCGGGTTCACCTCGAAGGACATTGCGGCAATCTCCGTGAGGAGCTTTTCGCAGTAGTCGGGGTGCAGGAAAGGAATCGAGTAGACGCCGGAGACCTGACGGTGCATTAGGCCCTGACGTGGCCCGCGAACCGAGTATTCGGAGACCACAGCGTCAAGGCTGGCCATCCATGCATCGGGGCCGTCCACAAGATCACCCCAGGTGAGTCCGTTGCGGGTCTCGGCGGCCTCGCCCATCTCCTTGATCGTTGAAATGTGTTCCTTAAGCGCAGGGTGGTACTTGTCCACGGACGGAATAGCTACGCCCGCATGGGTCAATACATGCATTCAGGTTCCTCGCGAATGTAAGAGTTTGTTGAAGAGTTCCAGGGCCTCGTTGACGACCTTGAGTTCGGCTTGCGCCGTCTCGATTGTCTGTTCAAGGGCGCGCCGGGTTTCTTCAAGCTCTTTCGCGAAGTCCGCATTGGATTTGGGTATTGCGTTAAGTTGCTCTGCTACTGAGTTCGGCAACTTAGGGGGACGCCCAGGGCGGGCCTGGACGAGGTGCTTATGCTTCCGTCGAAAGTTCTCGACGTTCTTGGACTTCAGACCAACTTGGTCGATCTGTTGCGTAGTCCAGCCCGCATAAAATAGGCGTGTGGCCAACTTCGATTCCGCCGAGGCCTGAGGGCCCCAGGCTTTCCCACTTTGAACCAAGCGCTTGAAGTCCTCCGAATAGGGGACAGCAGCATCTACCGGGATACTCTCCATTTCCTTCAGGAGTTCACCGATATCCAGCTCTGGATCAAAGGGCAAAGTGGCCACGAAACATGCTCCTATCTGCATGGGATTCATCGATCTGATGGCCACAAGTAAGCCCAAGTGAAGGGCTCACTCGGGCGCGTCAGGTGCTTCTTGCGGGGACGTGAGGGCTACGCCTCCTGAGTTGGTGGTTCATTGCGTTGCGTTCCGTTGATTTACATTGCGTTGCATTGGGTGAAACCAGCGGAGCCCTCAGTTAGCCTAAGGGCTCGACTTGTTTCACATTCCGTGAATCATACGTGAAGATCACCAGTGGCTGTAGAAGACATGGCCGTCCGTGAATGTGAAGTCTTGCTCAAGATCACGCCCGGCCCGTTCCCAGTCGATCCAACTGTAAAAGGCCTCGTCGCCTTTCCAGCCGTGGGCTTCTTGGCACCACTCCTCCACGAAGGCCTCGAAAGAGTCGTACTCTCCCCGGTAAGCGTCCTCGAAGTTCTGTTCGGTCACATCCGCACCAAAGTAGGACTTGAACGCCACCCATGCGCCACCGTGCTCGGAGACCAAGCGGACGTGCTCAAGGACTTCTTCAAGGTCCGGGTATTCACCGAATTCCGATAGACCCTCACCGTCCCAATCATGGGCCGCCCACTCTTCGGCGCTTGGGTGGTTCCCGTAACCGTCGCAATGGCTGCACGAGTAGAAGCCCGTGAAGTTGCCACCCTGAGCGACTCCATAGCCTCGGCGCCCAGTCTCGCAATGCGGGCACTCTACGGTCACGTTAGGGTGCGGGCTGGTCATCAGGACCTTCTCTGCGATTGCTTCCTGAAGGCCCACGGCGTCCTCGAAGTCCTCAAGGTCGAACCATTCGCCGTGCAGGACCCCGTTGTTGTAGCTGGCAAGACAGGCCACGTACATTCTCATCACGTTATAACCTCACATTTACATTGCGTTTCTTTGCGTTGCATTGGTGTTACGGTGAAACCAGCGGAGACCCCGCAGAGCGGCGCAGGGTCTCGACTTGTGTCACTTACTGAAGGTTTGCGTACGTCTTCTGTTCAGCTCTTCCACAGCCTGCTCGACGGCGGCCTGTGTGTCCCCTGTGGTCAGCACCTGGGTTCTCCTCCTGGGCGTTCCACTCTCAACCATGTAGTCCTGTTCACCCTTGACCACGTTCTTGTCGTAGTCCCCGAAGTGAATGAACCATACGCCTTCCTCAAGGATGCATAGCGAGTGATAGACGCGGCTCATTGCTCGGCCCTCCTCAGCTTCCAGTCCGTGCAACCCGTGAAGACGTCCTTGGCTTCCCGCATCCGAGCAGCCGCCTGGAGCCGATTGAACCCCCGGAGAGGTGCAACATAGGCGATGCCATTCGCATTGCGGCATTCAAACGTGTATGCCTTCATTGCGCAGCCCTCCTCAGCTCACCCATTGCCGGCCAGAAGGTTTCCCCGAGGTCCGTCCTTCTGTCCCATACCGCGAACTTGGCGCGCTGATTGAACGACTGCCCGAGCTGAATCTGGCGCTCATTGGTCAAACTCAGGGCGTACTGACGCCTCCTGGCCGCTTGCAGGTGCTTTGCGAGTTGCATGTGATGCTCCTTTACGTTGCGTTGCTTTACGTTGCGTTGGTGTTGCGGTGAATCCAGCGGAGCGCCCTACCACGAAGGCGCTCGACTTGAATCACTCAGCCTCTCGACGTGCTTGTTTGAGCAGCCCCCGCCAGATGCGAGCGTCCTGCATGGACTCCCGACTAATGCGCAGGTATTCATCCCGTTGGTGCTCAGGCTCTTGCCAACTTGCGCGACGTGCCTCCATTGCGCCCCGGACACAAAGGCCCAGCTTGTATTCCATGCGCGACACTTGGCTCATGCTGCGACCTCCACTGGTGCATAAGCGGTAAGCCAGTGCTCCCCCACGACATAACCCACATGCACCACAGAGCCGTCCTTCTTGTCCCGATACATCTTGCTAACGCGAGACCCGCCCATGGCTATCTGTGAGCGCAGCTCGGCCACAGTCGATGCGTAGAACCTGTTCCCGTACTGATCCACATACAGAAGACGCTTGCCTTTCATTGCATTACCTTCCCATTGCGTTGCATTACATTGGGTTGCGCCCTAAGCCCCTACTCATGACCTCTGCTCAGGTCTCAAGGCGCAACACCTAATGAATCATCGCTGTAGGTGTGCATTACGTTGTCACTATCCGAATTGTTAAAGAGCGTTCCGGGTTACCCCGAGGCATCGCTGCCTGACTTGCTGCTCATCTTACCGAAATCCCTAAGTCTGTCAAGCTATTCCCTAAGTTAACCCTAAGTGCCTGCCGGTCTTACCTTCGGTTCGTCGGCCTGCCTGTATGTCAGCCCCTAATGTGCCCGCTTTGCGAGGCGTAGAGACCAAGGCCCAGAGCAGACCCTGTTAACTCAAGGCTTAAAGCCTTAGTGATTCCTGAAGTGTTAAAGAGCGCTTCCAGCTTCTGGGAGGTTGGCCCCTGTCCGTCTGGAGTGGCGCCATAATATCGAACTTAGGGTTTAAGTCAACACCCTAAATCGAATATTCCTGAGATAACCCTAAATACCCTAAGTCGCCTTAGGTGGCTGCTACTGGTCTGACCTTAGGTAGAGGGCTGCGGATGGCCTTAGGTGGCCAATGGGAAGCAATGAGAGGGCTTAGGGAGCGCCTACAGATAGGGACAGCCATGGGCGCACTGGAGCACCTTAGGCGCTCCCTAAGCCCACCTTGAGCCACCCAAGGCCCGCCAGGGCCCATAGTCCCCATGGGTCTACCCAGTGTTAGAACCGTAAGAAGCCCTTAGGAATCAATGGGTTAGGCGTTGGTCCCTGGGGTCCTTATCGCGCGCAGGGGCGCATGGGGTCCTTATGGGTGCCTGGGGATGCCATGGGGGTACGGGGGGAGTCCCGAGGGCGCTCCTAATGAGATGGGCTCTCAGATTTTTCTCCCAGATTCTTAAAGGCCCTGAGGAGCCCTACATGGCGACCACAGGCCCAATAAGGGCAGGACCACCTTAGGTGAACTGGAAGTGTCTCTGAGGGCTGAGAGTTGCCTCCCTGGGCATTCAGGAGTGGAGTGTCAACGAACTCCTGAATGCGGGGCGCGAAGTGTTAGAACACTGTTAGAAGAGTGTTAGAAGCTGGAGATGCGGAGTGCTGGGAGGCCCTTGTATACTGGGCGCGCGCCAACCCTGAGTAGACCAAGGTGATCTCTCCACTATCTGTTGGAATAGCTGGGCGGAGCGGTTCCGCCGCGTTCTGGCATGGTGCCGGAAAAATGAGTCACAATGCAGGCCGGCTTCAGGCCAGAAAAACGGACCTATGAT